ATCCGTTTGGAAGTGTAATTGTTGCACTAGCGGTTAATAGAATAATTGTACCGTTATCAGTGTTCGATAAAGTTTTATTACTTGAAACTTTATATACGGTTAAAGCAGCTCTTACGCTTCCAGTTCTATATATGTCTGCATCTTTATTACTTCCCGCGTCTGCTGTACTTCCCTCTAGATAAAAGTTAGAAGTGGCTGCCAATGTTTTTGTGACATAATTCGCTAAACCTGAATCCCATATCCAAGTGCTTGCATCTGTTGCTATGTATAGATTATTTGTATCTGTTTTTAACGCGTTATCATTCGTAACTGGTGGATTGTTCAAATCAAAAATAGTTGCGCTGTTTGGATTTGTTGCATTTACATAAACAATTTTAGCGTAATTAATTGAAAGTTTAGAATTTATATAGTCCGCTGTATAGTACTTAGTTGCCGTGCCATCTGACACCAACGTATTTGATTTATTCGCTATGTTTTCTGGAGTATATCCCAAAGCAGCAATAATTGCCGTATCTGTCAAAGCAACTCCACCACTAGCAACGCCCCCGAATTTTTGTGCTTCAATTATCTTTGCATCACTTGTGTTTTGTAATGAAGTTGTGGTATTTCGCATAACGATATAAGCACGTGTAATTCCATTCATTGCGATGTTGCTTTCTACTACATAAGCACGTGTTAATATTGCGTTTTCTGCTTCGGCAAGTGAATTGTAATAACTTTGTCCATACTGAATACGCGTCAATCCGGTTTGAAACATAGTAACCGTTTGAATGGTGAATTTATTGGAAGGTACAGCTGTTAAAACCCCCGCCAAATCATATAAAGCAGGATTTAAAACAGTAACGTCTGAGCCTTCAACGCCTGTTTGTGTTCTATACCTAAAAGTTAATAATGTTTGTAAAGACTCATCTAATTCGTGTGGTTTTTTCCAATCATTTGCGAAATTAACCCCAGGTTTAAATATGCTTCCCGCGCTTTTATCTAGGCTTAAATTAGCGCCATTAGCGGTATATTTATTACCAGTTAAATTCAACGCACCAATGTAAGACATTAAGTCATGCAATTGATTTGTATCTGCATTTGTTGGGGCACTGATATTATTGACTACATTTATTGTGGTTAAATTCGAGTGAATAACCGCACCCAATATAATTAAGTCCCGCCTTTGTGACGTTGTAAATGCAGTGGCTTGTTCAACTATTACCCCACTTGAATTTATTGCAACATACGTGATATTACCACTTGTTAAATAAGTAGGTGTTTTTCCAGTTGTTGCGGCAAAATTAACAATAGTACATGTTGGTATTTCTGGATTATCATAATTTGTGATTACTCCAATTCCTGCACTAATATTATATTTTGTCGGGTCTGCATTTATTGAAATTGCACCGTTTTTGATTAAACCGGTTGATAAGTCTTGTTTTTTGTCTAGATCAGTTATTTTGGCAATTAATGCACTCGCTGTTTTATTGTGTATTCCGTTAGCTTCCTGCGTTACAAAATAAGTAGGCGTTGTAACCGTTGGCGCAACTGTATTCTTTATCCCATACGGAAAATTAGTTGGGTTTTGAGCCATTGCAAAAAATGGCAATAAAAATAAAAGTATTTTTTTCATAAGTTAAATTATAATTTGTGAATCGTTTTCAATTGTTGTTTTAAAAGTAACCACATTCCCCACTTGGGTAAACGTGTTTAGATCAGCTGTAAATAATGGGTCTTCTAAATATTGAGGATAACCGTCAATAAATGCAATAGTGGCAATTCTACCTACTTGAATTGCATAGTCTTGTCCTAATCCAACATATCTTTTCGGAATTCCAACCGCGTAAGCTATTTGCGTTTCTAAATCGGATACAATTAAATCAATTTCAGATTTAGAATAAACACTGCTATAAGTTGTCCAATCTTGACCATTCCATTGCCATAATTGAATCGGAGAATCATCAAATGAATCCAATTCCATATAAAAATCAGCATAATTATATGTTGTTGGAGGCGTAACTAATGGCGAATCATAACCAGTGTATAGTTGAATTCCATTATTATTAATGTTATCTAAATCAATTTTTAATGAATTAATAGAATTAACAACGCTTGTTTTGTCCGAAGTTGTAAGGGTGTCTAAATCTCCTATTTTATCATTTGTAAAATTTGCTAATTCCTGCAAAATTGGATTTAAAACATTGGCCGTGATTTCATTATTACCATTAGCAACAATGTACGTGTTTATTAGTGTTATTAATTGTGCAAATGTCATCTTTAATAATTATTGAAATCGTTAGAAAAATCATCGTTAAAATCTCCATGAGGAACAAAAACAACGTCTGCAAATAAATTATCAAAATCAGTTGAATTGCCTTCATAAATAAAAGGTAGTTCATCTTCTAAGGCATCACTATTCGAAACTAATTTTATAATCGCACCGCCTCCTGAATTTTGAGCGTCAAAAGTGTAATTGTCGGTTGTCATTCCAAATTCAAAGCCAAATATTTCAATTGTTCCATCATATAACTGCAAAGCACAAAAATAATCTGCATAATCCAATTGTTTTAAAATGCATTTTACAGCCTGTGAAATTCCTAAAACATTTATTGTAACTGAGTGTTTGTATTGCGGAATTCCCTCGATAACTGACTTTTCAACTACTCCAAAAACATTACTTGAATTCTCGGACGTAGCAAAAAGAAAACCACTTTTACTTTCTTTCAAGTTAAAAATAACTTTGTGTTGGCATTCGTAAACATCTTCAATCGATAATGTACTTGTTAATATTTGCTTATTTAAAACATCTTCGCGATTAATTAAGACGGCCTGTTGGTAGTAATTTTTTACAACATTACCACACGCTAAATTTAAACCGTTCCTTAATTTTTCGCAACTCATTTGTTTATGTTTCTACTTTTGAATCCGTAACCTTTTGTTTTTGTTGAGCCGCATTTTTCAGAACCGCAACCACATTTATCTTTTGGACAATGTGAGTAATCAAATATTTCTGAATTTTGGCAAATGAATCTAACTGTTCTTTCAAATGAAATCTTACCCATATTTCTGTACTTATCAGCAAACGCTTCTAATTCCTTTAAACTTTTAGGGATTGAAAATTCATTTGTTTTTTGAACCAAACCATTTGGAGTGTCTGAAAATCCATTCAAAATAATATATCTTGAATAAGAATAATAAGCCAAAATTTTATAAATACCTTCAAATGGTCTTGACTTTTCTGAACAGTCTAAATAAGTACCGCCTTCTAATAATGCTTTTTTTTCTGTATAGTTAGTTGGTATTGGTAATTCTGGATCTAATTCGTAAGTCTTAATTTCGATTTCTATTGCTTCAATTTCAGTCCAAAAGTCGCAAAATAATTCTGCTAAATCAAAATTACTTGCTTCATTTTCTGCAACGCATAATTTTGATAAGTCGCAATGTTTGGCTAAAATGCCAATACAATTATATTGAGATTGTAATAGGTTCATCTTCTATATTTATTATTGGAATTATTTTACATGGAAATCCTAGCATTGTCAAAGTGTCCTCAATTGCTTTTCTTTCGGTTTCTGTTTGCTCAGTATAGAACTTTTTCATTTCTATATAAGATTCAGAATTAGTGCCAAATATAGACGTATCGGCTTTTACCAATTGAGCCGGAATATTATTTGCAGCTCCAAAAATATTATCTTTTACGCCTTGTTTTGTTTCTGAAAACAATTTATCGTCAAATTCAGCTTTAACTTGTCCTACTTTAAAAACCTTATCAATGTCATCAGTCGGTCCTATATGCATCGTGAATGTTCCTCCAACACTTTCAGAGCCTAACCATTTTTTTACATCATCTTCTACTTTTTCAATATCTTCATCATCTAATCCAGATGTTATTACAAAAGTTTTTCCTAAAAATCCTTTTCGAACATGACCATTAGTAAACATTGAAATTCGGCTTTCAGTATCTAAGTCATTATAAACCGCATCAAAAGGAGAAAGAGCGTATTTAAATTCAGGTGTTAAATTTAAGTAGAAAACTTGACCGCGATAATAAGGTAGCATTTCAGATAAATCGGCATCAGGATTTTTACCCTCTGCTAATTTATAATCATTCTTAACTTGCTCTAAAATAACATTTTGTTTGTCTGAAAAAGGATAATAAAAAGTCGATTCTTTTTCTTTTTTGCCAAATAGTGATTTTTGAACGCAATAATCTTTAAACCAATAACGAGTAATATTGTCGTCGTCATCTTCTTTTCCTATTCTAGTTTTGGTATATTCTAAAATATCCAAAATAGGTTCTAATTCTAAAGACTCGTTTAGTTTTTGTCCAATATGAAAATATACACCGTTTTGTCTTGAAACATCAACAGATGCCATTTTTACAATATTCGAAAGTTTATATTTTTTATCTTCATTTACAATTGTATCAACTCCTAAAATTCCTTTTCCAGAAATATAATTAGACATCATTTTAGAGGCTTGTTTCCCGCTTGGCGAGTTTAGTATTGCTAATTCAATTTCGTTTGGATAAAGATTGTTTTCTCCGTTATGGTAAATAGACTCGTCTTTATTCTCGGTAATTTTTATCACACGTGAATAAAGTTCAATAAATTTGGCTCTCGCTTTGCCAACTATGCTTTTAGTCTCGCTTGCCATTATTTTTTAGATTTACGACCTCTTTTTTTTTGAATAACTTCACTTTTAACTTCAAACTCTTTAATGTCGGTTTCTTCAAAAGCTACATTGTTAACTATTTCATATTGTTCTTTAGGTAGCTCGCTTTCAAAAGTTAATGTTTGTTTGTAATCTACTGGAAAATTAAAAAGTTTTTTGCGTTCCAAAATTTCTTCTTTACTTCCATTTTTCAAATATTCAGAAATAAAAGCATCGTTTAAAATATTATCGTAAAGACGATATGTTTTACCATCTTTTTTGTATGATAATATTTTACCCTGTATTTTCTTGATAGTTATCATTTTTGTTTCTTTTTGTAAAGTTAATCTTTTTTCTGTTTTATCTGAATAAAATAAAACAAATTTTTCCCAGTCACCACCAAATGAACATCCGGCGCAACTTGGCGTATAAGAATAGGCCTCTTTAAAAAATTGTAGGTATAAATGCATAAGGTTAGAATCTCTCCTAACCTTATGTTTACCATTTAATATTAATTCTTTTGCAGTCATTGATTACACGCTAACGGCTGGATTTTCGAAATTAGAATCGAAATCAGCAGTTTCTCCACCTTCTACCAATGATTTGTAAACCAATGGTACATAGTTTTCTGGCGCAATATCCATTGAGGATAAAACAATAGCAGTTCCACCTCCTCCTTCTTGCACATCATAGGTAAAATCACCCGTTGAGAGTCCGTTTTCAAATCCATAAACCTCAACTGTACCGTCTGTAAACTGATAAACAGCCACATATTTACCTTTTGACAAGGAATCCAAGATGCATTTAACCTCCTCGGTTGATCCAATAACCAATATTTGCGAATTATGCTTATATTGAGGATAACCTAAGTCAGATAAAGTTTTGTCGAAGTAGCCTTTATAAGTACTTCCGGACTCAGAACCCACAAATCTGTACCCTGTTTTACCATCTTTTAACGCAAATTGCACGTTATAAGCGCACAATTCATCGGTTGGAACAGATAAAACGACAGTTGTAGTGTCAATATCTGATTTATTAATCAAAACGGCTTGCTGAAAGAACCTGCGGACAGGTGCGACACATGCCGCATCCTGTCCGTTCTTTAAAGTTCCGCAAATACTAGTAGTTGCCATATATTATTGTTTTATAAAATTAAACACTTGGAGCTGCAACCTCAGCACCGATATAAACGTATTCATTTGTAACCAATGCGGCACCGATATTAGCACCTCCTTTGATGTAAATCATGTCGTCGTCTTTTGAATACCACAAATCAAATGCTGGTAATTGATCAAGTTCGCTTGTTCCAATCAATAAATTGGTATCGCTTGTCAATAATGCTCGGTAAGGATTCCCTAAGGCCAATGCATTAATTACCCCGTCAAATTCTCTGTGAATATGTACAGGAATTCCAAAGATTGTCAATTGACCAAGTATTGAGAATGTTCTTTGAGCAGTCAAACCGTCAGCAGAATAGCACTCGCAATTGTACATTGATTTGTCACCCAAAGAGTTTAGCCAAGATACTAAAACACTTGCCATTGCTTGTGTCATTTCAAAACGAATAGTTGAAGGATCGAACCATGGTGCAACACTTGCAATTTGATAAGCTTCATCAAGATAAGCATACAAAGCAGCTCCGGTCAAACCTGAGCCTAATGTATTTTCATCAACTACTATTTTTGTGCCGTCCATTGCTTCAGCTTGTGTGAAAATTCCATCAATGCTTCTTAGTAAAGCATAGTTAGGATCTTCGGCAGCTATTGAAGTATCGCCAAAGAAGGCAACTCTCCACATTGCGGCTTCCAAGTTGTTTTGGAATTTAGATACAATAAATTGGATTAATGCGCTTTCAAGATTTTCATCTCCAAAAACTCTTTTATTTGCATTCCAGAACAAAAGAAAATCTTCTGAAAAGGTATTGATGCAAATTGGAATTTTACAAGCTATCATTCCCAATGTCCACGGCTTCGCGCTGAATCCTAAATCCAAATCACAAACCGGAATAGAACAATCGGCTGGATTTTTGTAAGGAAACGCATCGTACTGCGGTGCTTTTGATAAAATAGGAATAATATTACCATGACGTACACCCGTGATAACTTGGTGACCGTCCGCTAATTTACCTACTTCAAACGCGCTTTCGAATACTGCGTTTGCTAATGCTACTTTGTCGGCAGTAACAAGGTCATCAACCAAGGTTAGAACTGCTGACGCAAAATTTGTTGTTATTGCCATTTTTATTTAGTTTTAAATTTGTTAAAATTTGATACTGCTTTTGATGCAGTTGTAGTTTTTTCTTCTTCTTTAGCTTTTGGAGCTTCTTTTTCAGTTTTTGGAGCTGCTTTTGAACTTGCTTTGAAATTCGCAATAGCAGCAATGTTTGCTTTGTTTTGAACATCCAATTCAACCGCTTTATTTGTAACCGCTTCCAATTGTTCAGTCAATGCCACTATTTCTGCTTTCGCTTCGTCAATTGTCATTTCTTCTTCAACTGGCATAATTTCTGTAAGTTCGCCGGCAACGAAAACATAAGTTTCACCACTTAACATTACAAAACTACCTTCGGCATCCATTCCATCAAAATAAGCTTTTACCCCTACTTCAATAACCGCTTCGTCTTCCAATTCGTAAAAATCCAACTCTTTACCGTCGGCAGTTTCTACTACTTTATTTTGCACGTCTGAAAGTTTCTTCATAAAACTTTTTGCAAGCGCCAAAATAGATTGTGTTTTTTTATTCATTTTATTTTCTTTTTTGTTAGTATTAAATCTTTGTAAAGCAACTGGTCTTAGAACATTTTCTATTGAAGTTGCAAATCTCATTTCCTTTGCTTCTTGAGTACTGATAAATGTTTCATTATTCATTAACTCTAAAGCCTCTTCAATTGTTAAATCAGTATGCAAAGCGTAATGGTTTGCAATCCTTGTGTTTACTGCTTCTAAATAACCTTCTTCTTTTTCTGTTAAATCATCATTATCAGGAACGTAAGCTTTATGAACAAAAGGCTGTAAATCGTTTGACAATTCCCTTGTATCACCTGCTAAAAAAATTACGGTTGCTATTGAAGACAAACGGCTTTCGGCAAAAGTATTTATTTTTGCATTGTTATCTTTTGCGTAACGTCTTAATTCATTATAAATAGCGAATCCCTCATTAACATCTCCACCGTCTGAACCTATGCGAACTTTAACGTCTTTACCTTCGGCAAGTGCCAATTGATCTTGCACGTCGGCCAAAGAAATGTTTTTATCATTCTTATTGGTAACGTGGACAATCTCACCATATATTTTAATTTCGTGCATAGCGTAAAATTATGTTAACATTTCAATTTATATTAAAAAAACCTTGTGAAAATATTTGCACAAAAAAAACCGAACATTTCTGCTCGGTTAAATTCTCCTTTCTTTTTAAATTATTTATAAGTCAAGTTTGAAAATGTTTTTCCGCTTTCTGTCATCACATAATTTTTTTGTTTCATATAAAGTGGTATTGGTTCAAATTCTTGTGTTAAAACAAAAGCGTAACAATTCTTTGTGTAGTTATCTGAACTATCATCTAAATCAGCAACGTGTTTATATCCAAATGATTTTTCAAAAACCTCTTGAAATTTTTCATATTCAACAAACCTTTCGACAATTGTGTACTCAATTCCTAATGCGTAATTGGCTTGAGTATTTTCAATAATTTTTCTTAATGCAAACATAATTTTTTGTGTGTATATATTTTGCCTACTCTTTAGATTTTCGGCTTACTCTATTAAGTTACATTCTGCTCCATGCTTTTTACTGCTTTTCTTACCGTATCAATTGACACTTTAAAATTAACCGCTACAATTGCGTAACGTTTCATAATTCCAGTTTCATAATCAATTGATTTGTACATCAAATAAATGTCATAGTCTGTCATTAAAGACAATGGTATTCGACCAATCTTTACGAATTTACGAACTATTAAAATGTTCTTTTCCAATAAGTCAACTACTCTTGCCATTTACTACATTTTGAAATTGATTGCCTTAATTTATAACTCAATGTACACCCGCATTCATCACATATTTTATTTGATAATTCTGGAATATTTTTATCGATAACTCTTAAAAAATTAATTGGTTCATCAATGAACATTTCGCATCCGGTACATTCTTTCGCTCTGTCTATTGCCAATAATTCAATGTCAATATCGTAATGTTTGAAATTATGAATACCGTTTTTTAATGGATCGACTCCAACATTCATCAAAGTTAGTATTTTCTTTTTAAAACTTTGCATCTTTCATTATTTTTCGGTTATCACTTAAATTTGTTATCCCTTTTTGAGAGCCTTTCGAAGTTCCTGCCTCAGCACCAACCGCTACAGCTTCGGCAATCATAGCAACTAATTGTGAATTATCAGCGTTTGACTGCAAATTATTTTGATTTAAAATATTTGACGCTCCATTTAATCCTATACCACCGCCTGCTTGGTTAATTGCGCTTAATTCATTGGAAAACATAGCTGTTGAACGTGCATTAATTACGCTTTCTCCGCTTGAAAGATTTGCATTAATATCGTCACTTGTTCCCGAACCTGCTCCACGCAATCCAATAACTCCACTTGCATAGCTTGGTTTCTTAAACGAAGGTGTTTTAGTAGCTGTTATTTTTTTTACTGAATCGAAACCTGACTTTGCAACTACAGCCGTACTAACTATTTTTTGAGCAGTTGCGAATGGTTCTGGCAAAACCGAAGCCGTTGACCAAACTTTATTTATTCCAGAATAAGTGTCTATTGTGGCTTGTGCTATTGCCGCTGCTTTACCTGCTTTTGAATTTTCGCCTAAAATTGAAGCTAATTGTCCAAAAGTTTGGCTAGCTAAATCTAACTTATTTTGCATTACTGCGTTATCAATATCTTTGTCTTTTTGAGCGTAAACGTCTTTTATAAGTTGAATATCTGCACCTGATTTTTTAGCCGCGTCAATTTCTTGTGTTAATAATATTTCATTTTTAGCCTTTTCATTTTCAGCCTGTAAAATAAAATTAGCATCATCAATTATCTTTTTATTTTCTAAATCAATTAATTGCCTGTTTTGTTCATCGGCTTTTCTTTGTTCTAATAACGCTTCATTTTTTAATCTATTTTCTTCATTAACCGCATCGATAGCAGCATTATATTCCTGTTGGTTTATAACTCCATTTTGCAAACGTAAATTTTGAAAATCAACTTCAGCTAAATATTGAGAATCTAAAGCCTCTTGTTTAATTCTTAACTGTTCATCCGACAAAAATTTATCACTGTCTAAAATAGCTTGATTCTTTTCAATTTCGGCATTTATTTCAATTTCTGCATTCTCTAAAACAATTTCAGAATTTACACGAGCGTAATCATTTGTAATTTGTGCTTTTTCAATTTCGTATTGAGTTTTTGAAAGTTTGCCTTTTGCATATCTTAATTCAATGTCTTTACTTTCTTTGTCGAATAATTCTTTATTAAATTTATATTCCTCTTCGGCGCTTTTTTTCTTGAAACCTTGTTTTTCAATAAACAAATCAATTTCAGCACGTGACTGATCAAGTTGTTTATTTAGCAAATCTTCTTGTCTTTGTTTTTGTTTTTCGGCTGCTGCTTGTGCGTCCTGTTCTTCTTTTTCTCTTCTAGTTTGTTGCTCTTCAAAAAGCTTGTCTTGGAAGTTTTGGTTTTTTTCCATTCGCTTGGTGCTTTCGGCATCGATTGCAATTTTACCAAGTTCGGCTTTTTTCAAGTTATCTAACTCTGATTGTGTAATTTTTCCAGAATTCAATAAATAAGTACCATAAGCCAATGTATTAGCTTGCAAGTTTTTTAACTCTTGTTTAGATAATTGTCCCTTTATTCCGGCTGCCTTAATTGCGTTGTTTAATTCAGCATTCGCTAAGTTTATACGTTGTTTATAATTGGCTGTTTCTATTTTTTCAGCTTCTTGTAAAAATGCAATTCGTTCTTTTTCAGTCAAAGTCCTGTTTCGGCTTTTTAAAATCAATTCATCATACTGTTGACTAGCTTTGGCATTAGCAACTTCCTGACTGTTTTGTAAATCTAACAAATCTTGTTGAGCTGCTTTTAAGTTAGCTGCCTGTGTTGCTGCCCTTCCCATACTATCGCCTAATCCATCAAACGAAAGACTGGCAATTGCTTGTCCCAATACTCTAAATGCTGCTCCAATTGCTGCAAATCCTTGCTCTATTTTGTCTAAAAGTGGGTCTAAATCCTTCAAATACGAAAACAAAGCCCCTAAAGCAATTACAATTACACCTATTCCAGTTGATGCTAAAGCAACTGTGAAGGCTTTTAGTCCTAAAGTACTTGCCGTTGTTGCCGCTGTAACCCCTACTGTTGTTGTGGCAAGCCCTGTATTTGCAACTGTTTGAGCCTCTGTTGTTGCTGTTTGGACTACTTGTGTTTGTGATGCTAATTGTGAAGCTGTCTTAAACCCTAAAGTAGATGCAGTGGCTTGTATCGCGCTATTTGCATAATTAGTAATGTCTTTTCCCGCACTAGATACGGTGCTCGTAAATCCTGCTATAACTGTTCTAGCTTGTTGTCCATTAATTCCAAACTTTTCAAGAACCGCGTCAACTCCTTCTAAAGCACTGGAATAATTACCAATGTTCATTTTTTGCTTTGCCGTTTCGCTTGAATTTTCTTTAACAAAATTTGTGTTTTTATCCATTTGAGCGTTAAGCTTAACAAGTAATTGCGCTTCTTCTTCAATATTTGGATTTAATTGATTTGCTACGTTATTTAATGCTAAATTAGCTGCTCTGGCATCATTTTTATTATTAATTTGTCTTTCTAATGCCGCATTTCCCAAGTCAATTAAAGACTTTGTTTTACCCTCTGCATCTTGGTACGCTTTTAATTGAGTAGTAGTTTGGTTTATCTCTTTTCTAACCGTACCCATTTGAACGCCTAGATTCTGTTCGCTTTTGTAAAGGTCTTTTTGAGTTTTCAATAACGCTGCCATTTCAGCCTCGTTTTTATCCAACGCCTCTGAATTATCGCCTGCAGCTTCGGTCAGTGCTTTTTGAGACTTTTGCAAAATATCCAATTGTTTTGCAGTTTCTTTGCTTTGATCGCTGTACGCTTTTTGTTCTTTTCGTAAATCAAAATAAGTATCTTGCAAACTATCTAAATTGCTTTGAAGTTTTTGAGTATCAAGATTGAAAGTCGCTAAATTTATTACTTCTGCCATTTTATAGTTTGTTTATTTTGATAAATTCGCCTGTTGATTTTTCGCCTTCTTGGTATGATATTTTATTGCAAATGTAAAACGCATTTTCCTGTTTAAAAAATACTGGTCTTGTCAAATCCAATCCTAAGAAATCATTTATCGTCAAAGCTAATGAAATATTATGGATTCTAAAATTAGTAAAAATCTTTTGATATTCCGCATAATTATTATAAATAGCTTCTTCAAAAAGTGTGTCGGTATTTATTCCAATTGGTAAACTAGATACAATTGTTTCGTCTTCTAGTTTTTCACTAATCATTTTGAAAGAACCTGATTGCGTAACTTTTCTAATAAAATAAAAACGACCGGATAACCCTTTATAATTTACTTCAATAACATTTGAATCGTCTACCTTTGTTTCAGTTTCCCAAATCTTGTATTGATTTGTTGAAAATCCTAAAAAATCAGTAACTATTTTTTTATCAGGCGCATATATTTTTGATTGAACTAAATTCTTTTCGTCTTCCAAATTTTGATTTGGCACGTATAAATAACCGTCACCGGTCAAATCAGTATCGACATTCTTTTTTAACTTAAATGAATTTTTTTGAGCGTAATCATTTTGGTAAATTTCACCTGTTCGTTCGATAAAACAATGTGACAAATCTTGTGCGTTATCAAAATCAATCCTACTGTCTAAAGTCAGGAAATTAACAGTATTTGTTTCTTTATTTAAAATAGGCGTTAATCCAGTACGCCAAATAATTTCCTTTATAAAATCACGAATTGAAAAGTCTTTAAATTCATTTTCTAAAATTGTGGTTCCTAAATCTGTTTTCGATATTAAAAAAGTAGTGTGATCATGATGCCATTCTTGAGCATAAAATTCCTTACCGGAAAATCTTAAATATTGAGGCGCCCAAATAGATAATTCAATAATATCACCAGCATTGCATGTAATATTAAAACTAATTTCTCTTTCGTCTCCAACGGTATCGGCTTCTACGAAACCACTTAATATTGAGCCTACTTTTACACCATTCTTTAAAATATCAACTTGAACATCGATAGCGCGACTATAGTAATTTACACGTCTAAAAAAACAATACATCGCAATCTTTAAATCAAAAAAGTATGATGTAGTTTCTGGAATAACATATTTCCAATCTGAAATAAGCGAGCCTTCAACTATTGTTTCTGAATCCCAACTATATTTAGTTGTTGGATAGGCTATCATTGCGATATACGTCCTATCACGTGAAACATAACCTGTCTTATTTAAAGTTGCTACTAAATCATTAGTTTGTCCTTCGGCAACATCTTTAGGGTATGTTATATATAATCCATCTAAATAAGATAAATTTGTATAATCACAATTAAAATTAAAAGTACTGAATATTAATTCCCATATTTTTTTAACTGAAAAACAAGGCGAAATATAATCAATGTTTATTCCTGCTTCAAATAGTGTCTTTCCTCCATAATCGGCAATAATGTAGTTATAGTAATTATTTGTGAAACTATTAATAACAGTTGTAAGTGTTTTGTCGTGATTAAAAGGAGTTAAATTTAAATCATTTCCAATGGTTTTATTTTCAATTGCTTTAAAAAAATCAATCATTCCATCGATAATAGCACCTTTGTAATTTTTATCAGTTCCAGAAATATTAAACCAACCGTTAGTAATTAAATCAAATCCATATGATTTTAATTGAGCTGTATTTTTTATGTATGGAATATTTGAACTATCTCCACTTATTCCAAGTTGCTGCATTGCTTGGGTGTTATTCGGTGTTTTATCGAATTCAAAAGAAGTCGTATGCGAGCACGCAACTTGTGCTAAATCAAAAATATCTGAAATTTGCTTAGTGTATTTGATTGCCGTATTTTTTGGCAGTTCAATTTTATTACCATTAATAATTAATTCGACCATAGCAAACTTGGGTTAAAACGATAGTTTAGATCAATGTTTAAATTCGTAACGTATACTTTTTTGATATTATCAAATTCAACTGAATTTGACTTCATAAATATTTTCTTCCAACCTGCATTTTGATACGCGTAAACATCGGAAGAAATAATTAAATCCTTTGCATATTGTCGATATTCTTTAGGAATTTTTGAATAAATTTGAAGATCGCTTTTACTTTCATTACCCAAATCCAACAAGTTATTTTGAGTATTCACTAAATAACCAAGATTTGAATTAGTTTCTTTTTCTGAATAACTTTCAAATAACCAATAAGAATAACCCCCTCTTTGATTTAAGAATTTCAAATAAATATTATTACACCCTTTTATTCTACGATAATCAATGCTTGTTATTTCAGCTAATGATATTTCTTGAATTACGTAATCACTTGATAAAAAATAATCTGTTTCAGGATAACCACTCCAAACAGGTAGATTTTGCGCTAGTCTCAAAGATTGGTTTGGTGAAATAGTTTGATTAATATCGTTGGTTCGATTCCCTCCCCTAACAAAATCTTTTGTAAACGTTAGGTTTGTGCCTTCATTTGTCGTAATTGATATTTGTATTTTAGTTGAGTTTGAATTCACATCAAATAAACTTTTAGCAATTGACTGTAAATTTACAGATACTGAATTATTCACATCGGCATACGAAATAAACTGCGTGCTTATTTTAGCGTTTGATAAATTCATTAAAATAAGTTTAAACCAAACAATTGGTAAATCTGTTTGGATAGTTACCCAAATTTCATTATTGATTAAATATCCATTACCGTTAAGATTGTGCGAAATTGTCATTTAATTGTTTTATTAAAATTTTGTTTATTTCAATTGTAAAAAATGTTTGGAAACTTTCTAAAATATATCGCCTTACTTCCTGCGAATAAAGCACTTCTAATAAATCAGTCCCATCTGGGTAATAATTTGTGCCTTCATTCTTTATTTTAGTAGCAACTGCCCAAGCTATGCTTACAGCTTCTTTTCCACCTACTCCAAACTTTGCATTTACCCAAGGTATCAATGCATTTATTGGCGGTAATTTACCAGGTTTTCTTCCGTTGGCCAGCCAATAAGTATAATCCATTCCCCAAATCTCTCCATTGCCATTAACCGCCTTTGCCTCTAAACTTTCTAACCACTTACCTGTTGCGTTCATTCCTAATTCAATAAATTTAGGTTTAAGAAAGTTATCAATAACTCCTTGCATTGTTTGGATTATTATTTCTTCAGGAATTTTCATTAATCATTTAATATATTTATTTGCAATACTAAACCGAATAAATTAAATCTAATCGCTTTTTTAAATAAAAAATTGATTCCAATCATAATTATTAATTATTTTCACTAAAAGTATAATTTATTTTCCAACCGTTGTAATCATCTAAATAATTGTGAATCAATTGAGCGTCGCCTTGCTGTTGAACTGAAATAGAACGTCCTAATATATCGCAAGTACTTAGAATATTGTCACATCCAAGGCATTGAATGATGGGGTAAAATATATTAGTCCATTTTGATTCATCGACTGAATGTCCTTTGATTTCGTTGTAATTGTTTACTCCTAAATTTTCTGACAATAAAGCGTGAATTGAAAAAGACCAAATACATTTTTTAGAACGTGTCAGTCCGGTTATACTGTCAATTACTTTTTCTTCACGAAATTTAATATCAGTTAAAAAAACCTGAACACAACAAGTTTCTTTTTGTACGATGTTTATTTGAGATGCAACTAATGGGGCTGAAAATTCCCAGCATAAGCCACATTTTTCTTGTTCGTTCCAGATATCTATTTGCTGTTTCCAGAATAATACTATGTCCATATTTAATTTTTATAAAATGAAATCCTACCTCCTAAAAATAAAAACTGAAAAAATAAATCAAATAAATGACATGTTGCTAATTTAAACTCTGAATTTTTAGAAACTTCTATTCTAAATTCAAATCCAAAAACAAACCAATCTAATCCGATATAATTATTTTTTGCTTTTATCATAACTATTTTATTTTACTTAATTTTTTTTGAATATCCAATTTAACAACTTCCATGTACTGCTTATCAAATATCACATTATATGGAATATTTCTAATTTCATTATACTTTAAAATATCTCCATTCGTCAAATTGTCCAATGTATTTAATAAACCAAATTGATCTAATTTATTTATTCCAGCTTGCAACATTTTAATATCTGGGTCACTTTTCAAATATTGGCTTTCCAATTCTCGAATAGTTTTAATTTCGTCAATAATCCAAAGAATAAAACTCATTGCTTTTTCCAGTGGTATGTTTTGAACATCAACAATAAAAACATTATAACCTTGGTCTTTCAGCATCAAAAAAAACAATTGTTCAAAATCATTACTTTCAAAAAGCGTTGGCAAAGTTTCCTTTAACAAACCCCATTTTAAATAAATAAGGCTTTCGAATTCAAAATTAAGCAATTTACTTGAACGTTTGCCATTTTTAATAAGAAAATTAAAATCTTCTTGAGATATTTGTGAAAGCTTGTTATTCAATGTATCCACTTCTTTTAATTTTTGTTGCTGGCTTAAGAGTTTCTTCCTCTTCGATATATCTTATAGGGTCAATGCAATGATTATAGTTATCAATAGGCACGTTTAAAGAATTTCCTTGTTTATCTTTTGCCCAAATATATTTTTGCAGTTCTAAAATTAGATTAACACTTCTTCTTGTAACGTAAAATTTTTCATATCCTTGAATATTTTGAACTCCAAAAGAAATACTATCTTTCCCTTTTTCAGCACCCTTTATTAAAACTCCATAATTTTTAATTTCTTGAATTGATTTTGGCTCTGCGCTATCCGCAACTACATTTCTTTTAAATGATTTTAATGCTTTTGCAATTAATGAATTTACTAGTCCTTTTTCATATAAAGCTTCATCATAAATAGGAATTCCATTGAATGTATATTTATCAATAATAGTAGTAGGGTCATTTGTGTATCCAAAATCAACACCTGTTTTATTATATTTTGCTGCTTCTGGAATCGATTCTATAATTTCCCAATTAGAAAAAACAACACCTTCTAAAGACCCCACTAAACCAAGTCCATAAACTTTCCATTTATTTGACCAATATTTGTTTTTAATATTGGAATCTTTAAATAGCTCTTCTATTGGTAAATTGGCATTGTGAAATCCTTTTATTTTATAATCTAAAATAGATTTAACTTCACTTTTTGACAAATACTCATTATCTTCAAAAGTAAGCCTTAAGAAATTATTATCATTAATATAATCATCTCCCCAAAATAAAGCGTCTGGGTTGTAATCGATAACAGTTAATTTGGCGCGCGATATAAATTGAACCGCTGTGTCAATATCCATTTTATCAGCTTCATTTATATAAAGCAAGTCTCTACGAAAACCTTTTCCTACGTCGTTTACATCAGCTCCTAAAAAATCTAAATAACTGCCATTAAAATATTCGTGTTTTGATTCTGATCTATTGAAATCCGCCTCGTCCTGAATAACTCCCCAATCTTTACATATTTTTTTATAGTCACGAATAACGGTTCGTTTCATTTTAGATAATTCAGAAGATAAAACAGTTGCTTCTTTTTCTGAATTTAAAAGAGATTGTATTACTAATTCAAGTATTGAAACTGTTTTCGACGCTCCTTGACCGCCACAAATAACAAAAACATCTTCATCAGGATTAGACATTATTAAGTCTAAAATTTTGAAGTATGCTTTTGTATATTTAAATTTATTTTCGGCTGCCAATGTCTGGGATATTTGGAATATTTAATTCCCCTTTTAAGTCAATCTCTTTTTTATCCGCAAGTCCATTAAGTCTTTGTGTAATTGATGGATTAAATACGCCTAAAAGCCCCCCTGTTATTTGATTTGAGCGTATTTCCTCTTTTATATGCGAACAGATAGGACAGAAGTCGTCGTAATAGTTGTCTGTGTTTTGAAAATAATGCTTAATAACACCATAATTTTTATAGCAAAAAACAGAAAAACCATCCATTGTATAAGGTAGTTTTAGCTCGTCTGTCATTCTGCATCCATCTTTACCGACATATTGAACTTTTAACCAATCAGCGGCCTGTTTTACTAAGTCTTCTTTGTAAAGAATCCAAGCCTGTTCTAATTCATCTGGAGTTCTAAATATCCTTGTTGGGTGCATCTTTCTTTATCTCTAAAATTTCTACTAATTTACTTTCGTGATTTATCAAAACTTTTGCCCGATCTTTATCACATTCAAATTCTGAATTTCTTAATCTTTTAAATCCAACTTCAATATCGAAGAAAGGAATTAGTACTTTAATTTTTACCATTTTCAAATAAATTTATCCAATCCTGTTCTTTACCTAGCTCTTCAAATTCAGGGACAATTAAATTCCTTATTAAAATATCTTCAAAGGGTATTGATTGCATATCAAAAGGCAAAATAAAACCATTTAAACCGTGTGTTATCTGTTCTTTTCCGCTTGCAAAAGGTGTAATTAAACAAGGCGTTTTAACCTGCATTGCTTCGTAAACTGAATAAGCGAAACCCTCTGTATCTGATAATTGAACCAAATAATCAGCTTTATTAATTTCCTTGAATGGTTCGCGAGTAATTCCTTTGAACTCTACTTTTGTATTTTTAAAAGAATTAACTATTGCTTTTGCAAAATTACTCGATGTATTTCCGTAAACTTCCCAAATGTAATCAATGTTTTTTGATTCTAATTGATTTGCAAGTTGCAGCATTCTTTTAAAGCCTTTTTCACCTGACAATCTACTCAATGTAACTAGCTTCAATACATCGCTTTTAAGAGGCTTTTTTAACTTAATAGTATTGTCTAGTAAATTATAAATAATAGCGTCGCATTTGTACGGTGTGGCTTCCTCAAAGGCTTCTTTTACTATTTCACCTACGCAAACGTGATGCGTTGTTTTTTTATGTCTATTGTATTTAAAATTCCAAGTTGTTATTACGTGCCGATAATCGGCATGTACTACCTGTATAACTTTTTTAGCTTTAATATTATCGTATGGAGAATATCCCCAAGCCGTTGAATTTACGAAATAATCAAAAGTATATAATTGGCTTTTATCAATTTTTACAACATCCACAAATTCTGATATTTCCAAAAGTAAATTTTGACTTTCACACCAATCGAATAAAAAAGTAATCTTGTAATGTTTTGACATTCGTTTGCAGAAATTTTCTACAAATCTTTCAACTCCGCCAATTAGATTATAATTGCTTATATAAATTCCGACTGTTTTCATAATTCAAATTTACAAAATTAATTCAAACTAACATCAACTTCATTCATATTTTCGTCGTATTCACATATTTTTTCACCTAATACGCTTAAAAATGGATATTGATTGTTACAAATTTCTTCGGCTTCATCAATATTATTTGCGATTATATTTTGGCCAATGAACTGTTTTAATAATCCATCTGTGTTGTCGATGGCTTGTAGGGTTGTGATGTATGTTTTCATAAAGTTAATTCATTTCCTGTTAATGCAAAATATAGGTTTTGTAGTTGATGTACGTGAATAACGTCAACCTGTATAGTAGAATTACTATAATATGCTCTAAAATATTTATTACT